GTCAGGGAAGATCGGACTCTAAAGAGATATTAGATAAGTTTGAAGATGGCAGTATTGATTATATTATGGTTGATGGTGCACATGAATATGAACCTGTCATGGATGACATTGAAAACTGGTGGCCAAAGTTAAAACCAACAGGAACAATGTTTGGTGATGATTATTTATTAGAATCTGTTAAGCAAGCAGTGCCACATGCATTACATAAGTTTGGTATTGAAGCTTATGGTGCTAATCAAAGTGTCGAACAAACATGGTATGTTACAAAAGACGGTAATAATAGCCGTTGGCAGAAAATGGTGCCTGGACAGAATACTCTTAAATGAGCACCTTCGTAATTCATAACTATCAAAAAGAACTTAAAGGCTTAAAAGAAAACCTCTTAGATAATCTTATTGTAGGGGTTGAAAACTATGAACAATACAAGTATATTTTAGGCAAGATACACATGCTTGAAGCATGCCAACAGGAACTTTCTCGCCTGCTGGAACAAGAGGAGAAAATAGATGACTAAAACTTTATATGTGCCCGATCACATAGCAGCTAAAATGAAAAATCCTTCTAAAGATGTAAAGAAGGATAGAAAAGAATTAGAAAAATTACCTTCACCTGTCGGTTGGAGAATTATGGTATTACCTTTCAAAGCAGAAAAGAAAACTAAAGGTGGTATTTTATTAACTGACAAGACAGTAGAAGATTCTCAATTAACAGCATCAGTTGCTTTAGTATTAGCAGTAGGACCTGATGCATATCAAGACAAAGAAAAGTTTCCTAATGGCCCTTGGTGTAAACAAGGCGATTGGGTTGTGTTTGGCAGATACGCAGGATCAAGAATAAAGATAGAAGATGGGGAAGTAAGGTTACTCAATGATGACGAGATACTCGGCACTGTTGATAGCCCAGAGGACATACTAACAATTATGTAACATGGGAGGTTAACCATGCAAACAGAAATTACTTCTGCTCAAAAAGACAAGATGGTCGATCTTGATACCTCTGGTGATGGAGAAGTCGTAGAACTTGAGGATAAGTCTCACGGCTCTGTAAAACCAGAAGAGTATGAATCGGTCAAAACAGAAGAAAAAAGTCCCTTAGAAGCTCAACCTGAAAAAGAGGAACAGAGTGAAGAGATGGACGACTACTCTGATAAAGTCAAAAAAAGAATTGACAAAATGACTTGGAAACTCAGAGAAGCTGAAAGAGAGCGTGAAGCTGCTCTTCAGTTCGCACAAAACGTTCAAAAGGAATTATCCGAAGCTAAGAAAAAAACTTATGACATTGACAAAGGCTATATGTCAGAAAGTGAAGTTCGAAACAAAATGGCTGCGGATCTTGCTCGTCAAAATCTGATTGCTGCTCGTGAAGCGGGTGACTATCAGAAAGAGGAAGAAGCACGTCAAGCTTTGACCAAATTAGATTTAGAAGCAGAAAGAATTAGAGTAACTAAATCTAAGAAAGAACGTGAGTATGAGGAGTTCCAAAAACAGTTAGAGCAAGAGCAACAAGCTTATGCTCAACAACCTCAAGCTAGACCACAACCTTCTTCCAAGGCATTAGCCTGGGCAGAAAAGAATCCTTGGTTTAGACAAGATGAGGAAATGACTGATTATGCTCAAAGAATACATCGTGGTTTAGTGGCAGAAGGATTTGACACTGAGTCCGATGACTATTATGATGAATTGACTAATAGAGTTAAAAACAAGTTTCCAGAATCCTTTTCGAGGGGTTCGGATCAGACTACCGGAAGTAACAAAATCGTCCAACCTGTTGCTTCTGCATCAAGGTCTGCAACCAGTGGACGCAAATCTGTTAGGTTGACTCCTAGTCAAGTAAAAATAGCAAATAAGCTTGGAGTCCCTTTGAGCGAATATGCTAAGTACGTTTAAGGAGGTACAAAATGACAGATAATATGAAAACACCAAGAAGTGCACAAACAAGGGCTAAAGAGACAAGACCAACGTCTTGGAAGCCACCGTCTCAGTTAGACGCACCACCATGTCCTGATGGATATAAGCAAAGATGGCTTCGTCATCGTGTAAATGGGGCAGATGATACTAAAAATATCAATGCCAGACTCAGAGAAGGCTGGGAATTGGTCAGAGCTGATCAATATTCAGACGGTTTATACTCTGCTTACAACGGAAACATCAAAGCTTATGAGGGTGTCATCAGCGTAGGTGACTTGCTATTGGCAAGAATCCCTGAGGAGATCATTGCCCAACGTAATGATTATTACACGCAGAAGACTAATCAACAGACTGAAGCGTGGGAAACTGATCCGCTCAGAGAACAACATCCTAGTATGCCTATCAATGCAGATAGGCAAAGTCGTGTGACTTTTGGGGGAAATAAAAAATCCAACTAAGTCACTTATTAAAATAAAGGAGCAATACTATGGCAAATCAAAATAGTAATTATGGTTTTCGCCCGATTCAAGTGCAAGGTGCTGCTTACAATGGTCAAGGCCAAAGTGAGTACAAAATTGCAAACGGTGAAACCCAAGCTATTTTCCAAGGCGATCCAGTCATCTTAACAGCTGACGGAGTCGTGGATTTAGGTAATGCTGCTGGTGCTGAACTAATTGGTATTTTTAATGGTTGTGAATACACTGATCCAACTACATCGAAACCAACATGGAGTAATTATTACCCAGGCGGCATAGCAGCTGACGACATCAAGGCTTATGTCATTGATGACCCAAATGTGGTATTCGAAGTAAAATGTAATACTTCGGCTGCCGGACAAGCACAAGTTGGTTCTAACGCTAACATTGCAACATATTCTGCAGGATCTACTATTTCTGGTATTTCTAACGTAGCACTTGATGCAACAAGCTTTACAACTAACTCTGCAGCAAACTTTAGAGTTGTAGGTCTTTCTACTGACGTTGATAATAGCGATTACTCATCAGCTAACGCAGCGATTAAAGTAAAAATTAACTTACATGCTTTAAACGATTCTACAGGTATATAGGAGGTTAAACTATGGCTATATCTAGAAGTCAACTCGTTAAAGAGTTAGAGCCGGGTTTGAACGCTTTATTCGGCCTGGAATATAATCGATATGACGCTGAGCACGCTGAAATTTTTGAAACAGAAACTTCTGATCGAGCATTCGAAGAAGAGGTAATGTTATCAGGTTTTGGTAATGCTAGAGTAAAGTCTGAAGGTGGTTCAATTGTTTATGACAATGCGACAGAAACCTTCACAGCTCGTTACACACATGAAACAATTGCATTAGGTTTTGCAATCACTGAGGAAGCAGTAGAGGACAACCTTTACGACAGAATCTCAGCAAGATATACAAAAGCTCTTGCTCGTTCCATGGCAAACACTAAGCAAGTTAAGGCTGCTAACGTACTTAATAATGCGTTTGATCCTAACTTCCCTGGTGGTGACGGCGTAGAACTTTGTTCTGCTGCACACCCACTTGTCACTGGTACATTGTCAAACGAATTGGCAGTTGCTGCTGACTTAAACGAAGCATCTCTTGAGCAAGCATTAATTGATATTGCTGCTTTCACTGATGAGAGAGGCTTACTGATTTCTACTCAAGGTAGAAAACTCATTATTCCTTCTGAGTTACAATTCGTAGCAGACAGACTAACTCAATCAACATTAAGAGTTGGTACTGCTGACAACGATATTAACGCAACAAGAAATATGGGTATGGTACCTGAGGGTTACACAGTAAACCACTACTTAACAGACCCAGATGCGTTCTTTATCAAAACCGACATTCCGAACGGATTCAAACTTTTCCAAAGAAGCCCAATTAGAACTTCAATGGAAGGTGATTTCGACACAGGAAACGTAAGATACAAAGCTAGAGAGAGATATTCATTTGGATTCTCAGATCCTAGATGTGTATTTGGTTCACCAGGTGCTGCATAAGCATTACGATAAATAACATTTAATTAGGGGGCTTTTATGCCCCCTTTTTTTATGGTACTTTATAACTTTATTAACCTCATGACCCTTCGGGGACTATTAACAAAAGGAGATAGACATGGGAACAACTACATTTTCTGGTCCTGTAAAGGCTGGAACAATCAAAGAAACAACAGGTACTACTTTAGGATCTGATGTTAAAAACGTAGGCCAGGTTGTAATGGCACAATCTGCATTTATTGATATTACAGGTGAATCTCACCTAAACCAAGTTATTGGAACAATTCCTGCAAATTCACAAATTACTGATGTTATTTTAAATGTAACAACTGTAAACGATGATACTAATGCAGCTACTGTTTCTGTTGGTACTGTGGCTGATGCTGATGCATTTATTGCAACTGCAAACGTAAAAGCTTTAGGTACAACTTATGGTACTTTAGATGCAGAAGCTTCAAATGTTGGTTCTACTGACATTCAAGTTCTCAGTTTTGATTTGGACGATACCCTTTATTACAACGAAGAGGTGATTCTGTTAGCAGAACAAGCCCAGTTTGATGCCGTGTGTCAGCAAGTGCCTGAAGCAAAAACGAAAGGCAAACAATTCTGGTTAGATTTGAAGTGGCAAGTGAAAAAGGCCAATAGAGACTTGTGTCACGACGTTACTTTATGGCGCATGGAAGTCATAAAACAAGGTTTAAACCATTTTGGTTAGCGCACAATAATTCAGCAAGCGGGTTGAACCACTTTGGTGCAACATCAGAAAATCCCTCATTCAGT